CTGTCCACTGCCGTCGAACTTGACGTTGCCGTTGATCGTGACGATGCGTCCGACGCGACATAGAGTGAGTCTGCTGTTCGTGTATGGAGGTTTCCATGGCTGGGTTACGGAAAGCTATTCAGGCGAGAATGTAGGTCATCGTCCCGGAGAACGTGCCGCTGTTCTGCACCGCGCCACAATTGACATAACGGAAATTGCCATTCGTTTCCAGAATGAAATCACGCTGGCTGCCACCATCACGCCCCGACCACGTACCATGCGTGACGACCGCAGGCCTCCAACCCTCCGGAATTGTACCGAACTGTCCACTGCCCCACGAGTCAGTGCTCGCGCTTTTCCAGTTGATGCTAATCTGCGCGATTTTGCCAGACTTCACGCCGGTCACGGTGCCAGAGTGCGATTCAATCAAAGTCTGGGTTACGGAATCCCACAGTTGGCTCATCGGAGGCAACTGCTTGACAAGCATGACAGGAGTTCCAGCGGTGATGCCACTGATTGGAATGCGGGCGATCGGAATCCACACGGTACCGGAATTGTTCAGGATACTACCCGACGGAACCGTGGGATCAGCCGCCGTGTCACTGGTGGCGGTGCCCTTCAACACAGCGAGCGCGATCGTTTCGATGTTGTCCGAACCTCGCGTGTATTTCACGCAGATCAGGTCGTTGCGGTTCCGTCCCGTGACTCCGCTTTCGATCGTGACGGTCTCCGCCGCGGTGACGCGTGCGTATCGTCCTTCGATCACAAGGTTGAGGACCGGGATGAGCGCTTTGTTTGCTGACTGCATGGTCACGGCGGGGAATTTGCCGTCGCTGCCTTGCAGCAGGTAGTTGCCGTTTCCGACCAGTCCGGCCTGCATGGCTCCTTGGTCGCTGGATGTGATGTGCGGAGCGCCGGCCTTGCCGGTGATGAGATTCATGGTCATGGTCATTCCTTCCTATCTGTTGTGTTGTTGAGGTATGCGGCGTAGGCGGCGTCCTGCGTGGCTGCCAGCGCTTTGAACGTCTGTCAGCATGCGGTACAGACGAGCGCGCCCTGTGCGACTCCGTCGACGGTGGTGTGTGTGATGTCGTGCCAGTCGCTGGAGGTGCGTGGGTCACCGTCGGCGAGGTATGCGGAGGCGTGGCATCGGTCGCAGGTGTATCTGGTGATGTTCGTGGTTCGTGCCATTGATGTTCCTTTCTCTTTCAGGCTGTGCGCTGGTAGATGTGTCCTGGAAGGATGGTGTTGCATTCCTTCCAAGTGCCGCCGTAGGTGGTTCCCGGATTTGTTGTGGCGGTGGTCCAGTAGAGGGAGCCGACCGGGTGGGCGGCGATGAACGCCTGGCTTGCGCTCATGCCCGTCTCGCCCTTGTCGCCCTTCGGTCCGACGAGGCTTGTGTTGGAAACCGGTTTGAACGTCACGTTTTTCCCGGTGGCTGTGATCTGCGCGTACATCAGGTTCTTGCCGCCATTGGTCATGGCGAAGAAGTATTCGCCTACGACCGGGGCACGGTTGAAACTGAGTGCCCGCCAGTCAAAATCCGAGCATGCGGACGTCCAGTATCCGTATAGTATGCGTGTGATGATCAAGGCAGGCAACCCGGTCTCGCCGCGTTGGCCGGCCTCTCCTTTCGCTCCGGTGGCCCCGGTCGCACCAGTGGCGCCGGCAGGGCCCTGCGGTCCTTGCACTCCCTGCTTGCCTTGCGGTCCGGTGTCGCCTTTGGGGCCTTTGACGTTGCCGAGCAGAATCTTCGTCATATGCGCTCCTTACTTTCCGTCATTGATCATGTAGTACAGGTCGCCCGTCGCCGGATCGTAGGAGACGGGAGCCGCCGACGCGGTGGTCGTATCCGCGTACACGGCGTACAGGTCTCCGTTCGGGTCGACCTGCAGTGTGAAGAATCCGGAAGTTGGCGCCGTCACGCCGCTGGCACCCTGCGGTCCTGTCGGTCCCTGTGGGCCCTGCAGTCCCTGCGCACCTTGTATTCCCTGCTTGCCTTGCGGCCCGGTGGGGCCTGTTGCTCCGGTAGGTCCGGCAGGGCCGGTGTCGCCTTTCGGACCTTGCGGGCCGGTAGGGCCTCCTTCTCCGGCGGGTCCGACATCGCCTTTATCACCCTTGTCACCTTTCAGCCCTTCAGGACCTTGCGGGCCGGTAGGGCCGGCAGCTCCAGTGGCTCCTTTAGGCCCGGTCTCGCCGGTATCGCCCTTCACGCCTTGTGGGCCGACGTCACCTTTTGGACCTTGCGGTCCGGCAGGGCCTTGCGTTCCGATGATGGATTGACGGGAAATCGTCTTTCCCGTGAATAGGCTGCCGGACTGTGAAACGCACTGCCAGACGATGCTGTATTTTCCGCCACCTGACAATGCGGTCGAATATTCGTTGGCGAGTGGTGTTCGGTTCAACCATTCGCTCACGTTCCCCGTGAAAGTGGATCCCACCGGATATTCGCCGACGAGGGACTTCTTCATCACGAGCGCCGGAAGGCCGACGTCGCCTTTAGCTCCCTGAACGCCCTGCGCTCCTTGCTTGCCTTGCGGGCCGGTGGCCCCGGTATCGCCCTTGTCACCTTTGGGGCCTTTGATGTTGCCGATCAATAGTCGCGCCATGTGTCACCTTTCCGGGATGTCCACGTACAGGTTCCCGCTCTCGGAGTCCCAGACGAACGAGGGTGGGTTCGTGTTGTCCGGATAGTTCACGTACAGGTCGCCGTCGCCTTCCATGCTGAGCGTGAAGAAGCCGCTCGAGGGGGCGGATACGCCGCTGTCGCCCTTGTCACCCTTCTCCCCTTGCGGGCCCTGGATGCCTTGGGAACCTTGGATGCCTTGTCTGCCCTGGGGGCCGGTCGCTCCCTGTGGACCCGTGGGACCCTGCGGACCTGTGGAACCCGTCGGGCCTTGCGGTCCCGCCGCGCCGATCGCGCCGGCATCACCCTTATCGCCTTTCTCGCCGCGTATCCCCTGCAGTCCCTGCGGGCCTTCGGGACCGGCGACGCCTTGCGGCCCTCGCTCCCCGGTCGCTCCTTTCTCTCCCCGAGGACCGGTGGGTCCGGTCGCTCCGGTGGCCCCCTGTGGTCCTGTGTCGCCCTTGTCGCCCTTCTCCCCTTGCGGACCCTGGTCGCCTTTCGGAAGCCCCAAATTCAAGGTTTTGTCGCTGCCGGCGCCCGTGAGCGACGCGCTTGCCTGTGCACCGGGGGCGAGCGTGTCCACCGAACCGATTTTCAGGCCGGTGATGTAGTCGCCTTTCGGCTGTTTACCCGACAATGCGTTGTTGAGCGAGTCGATGTCGTTTCTGGTCACGTCGGCGCTGAACGTCCAGGCGTCGAGTTTGAGGCCGGCTCCAGCGTAGTAGGCGTGGCCACCATCCCCGATGGAGGATTCTCCGCTGTTGCCGCCGGCGCTGGCACCTCCGGATTCGTAGGTGACGGTGAGCACGCCTCCCGAAACCTTGACGATCTTCTTGGAGATCTCGGCAGTGACGACGAGGCCCGTGTTGTTGTCACGGCCCGTGACCAGGTCGCCGACGTCCGCGTCGATGCCGTCGGGAATGTCCACGTCGATGGTGCTGGTGTTCCGAAGTTCCTGGAATTTCTGCCTGCCCTTGTCCTCGAGCTCGTCGGCTTCGGCGTTGGACAACTCGTATGTGGCGGTGCGTTCGTCAAGCCCTTTGAGTGTCTGCGTGTGGCTGAACGTGCCGTTCGCGTCGGCGTACCAGTGGATGACGGTACGGTCCTTGAGTTCGCCCTTGCCCAGGCAGATGAGATGGTTGATCGGGTGCGCCGCCTGTTTGGCGGTGAAGTCGATGAGGTCCGAGTCGATGCTGTCGCCGATCGTGCGGACGGGCATGGCGCTCATGGCCACCTTGTCGCCGTCATTACGCAACCGGAGTTTGAGTCCGCTTGCCCTGAGCATCTTGACCAGACCGCTGTACAGGTCCACGTACCGGTCGAACTGGCAGGTGGTCTTGTGGCCGGCGCTTTCGTCGGTGACGGTGAACAGGCCTTGCAATCCCGCACGGCTGACGAGCGTGCGCATGATGACGGGAATCGTGCCGGACAGGGTGAGGTAATCGTTGTTCCTGTCCGGTTCGATGATCTTCGAAGCGAGCACTCCATGCCAGTCGCGGCCATGCCATGTAACGGTGGACAGGCCTCCGTCCACGTCGACATCCGTGTCGTCGATGATGCCGCCGTACTCGGTGCCGTCGATCATGATGCGGCTCCCCGCCTTGAGCGCGGCGTCTTCGACCTGCAGGTCGAAGTCGTTCTCCCCGCTGCCGAACGCGAGGTCGAGCGTGTATGAGGCGTGGCTCGCCACGGGTTTGCCTGTGGCGTCGGTGACGATCAGGTCCATGGCGGTTCGCTCCTTTCCTCGCAGACCGTCAAGTCGAATGGGAATCCTCCCGGCCAACTGACCGACTGTGTTCCGGGCGCGAGCGGTTGGAACACGTACCGGCCGGAATCCTTGCCCGACCCTCGCACGGCCTGCGCGAAGCAGTTTGTGGCGAGACCTGTGCCGCTGACCATGGTGACGGTCCTGACATCGCCGGTGCCGTCGATTTCCAGACGCGAGCCGGATGGCACGGTCACGTCGACCTCGTACCGGTTGTTTCCGATGATGACGTACGGGTTTGTGCACGGTCCGAATATCGTGAGCTTGACCGGCTGCGGGATGGACGTGTCGTTGACGATCTCCGCGCCCAATGCCATGCCGGCGAAATCATGCGGATAATCATGCGGATAGTCCAGGTCGGAGGTTCCGGAATCGTATCGCGGCGTGAAATGCGTCATGGTCGAACGACGCCACACGCCATCGGCCAGCACGATGGTCAACTGCGTCTCGACCATCGTGGGCGTGATGGACTGCGGCTCGCTTTTCGTGATCCACGCTTTGGCTTCCCATTCGCCGTCGGCCACGAGCGTGCCCGGGTTCCCGGATGCCATGTCGGCGTCCGCGAGGCGGCGCAGTAGGTCGAGCGTGGCTGGAGAATCGTGGATCTTCACGGTGACTGTCGCCTCGCGTGCCTTGCGGGTGATGCCCGTCATGCCACGTGAGGCGAGGCTGTAGTCCCAGACACGGGCTCGCAGTCCCGTGAGCGTCTCGCCGTACAGAGGCCCTTCGAAGCCGATTCGCTCACCTGTGGCGGCGGATGCGTATTCAAGCGATTGCACTTCTCACCTTCCTTGCGAAGTCGCGGTCCCCTATCGTCGGCGTGTACCTGGCGATGATCGATCCGAGGTCGTCGTGCAGCGATTCGACGGCCGCGATGAGTTCCCGCAGATCGCCGTCGCCGGCATTGGCGCCGGTGCCGGCCGTGACGTTCAGCCTGCCGGTCTTCGACCAGTCCGCGTCGGAGAGGCTCATCGTGGAGACGAGCGAATCCATAGAACGGCTGACCACATGCGCGGAATCGTCGATGCCCAATGCCATGCCACGTCCGACCATCACGCCGACCTCGTCGCGGAACACACGCGACGGGGAATGGATGCCCAAAGCGTTCTTGGCCTTGTCCACCAAGCCCGACAACGCGTTGGTGATGCTGGAATACAACGAGCCGACCATTCCTGTGATGCCGTTGATCAATCCCTGGATGATGTTGCGTCCCGCGCTGACGAGCCAGCTTCCCGCGCCGGACACCGCGCTCCGGACGGTTCCGCCGATCCCGCTCACGACGCTCCCGACACGGCCGACCATGTTTCTCACGGTGCCAACGATGCCGCCCCAAACGCTCGACACAATGCTTCCGACGCCATTCCACAACGCGGCCCACACGCTTCGGATGGTCGAGCATGCGGCGGATACCACTCCGCTGACCATGCCGATGCCAGCGGAGACGACACCTTGGATGCCGCCCCACACTGCCGACGCGATGCCCTGGATGGCCGACCACGCGGCGCTCCAGTTCCCGTTGACGACCGCGAGCGCCAGTTGGATGATGCCTTGGATGACGGTGAGTGCGGTGTTGATGATTGTGGTGATGATGGTCCATGCGCCTTGTACGACGGTGGATATGGTGTTCCAGAGTCCGTTCCAGACCGTGCTGATGATGGTGGCGGCGGTTTGGAAGATGGTTTGGATGTTCTGTATTCCGGCTTGCAGGAGTGGTGTGATGGTGGTGATGAATGCTTGGATGCCGGTGATGATCGCGGTGAGTGCGGTCATGATGATGGGGCCGATTGTGTTCCAGACGTTTTGGAGGATGGTGGTGATGAGTGTCCATCCGGTTTGCCAGATTTGCTGGATTTGGCTCATGGTCTGGGTGATGAATGTTCCGATGGCTTGCAGTGCGGGTTGGCATGCTGTGCTGATCTGGTTCCAGATTCCCGTGAACCATGTAGCGAAGCTGTTCCAGAGCTGTTTGCCCGTTTCGGTTTGGGTGAAGAACCAGGTCAGTGCGGCCACGACCGCGGTGATGCCTGCGATGACGAGGACGAATGGGTTCGCGGCGAGGAGTCCTGTGAACAGTCCCCATGTGGTTCGCGCCGCGGTGGCGACTGTTCTGAACGTTCCGACGGCTGTCTGCACGATGCCGAAGTTGCCTGCGGTGGCTTTCAATGCCGGGCCGATGCCGCCGAGGTCGGTGGCAAGGTTGACGAATCCAGAGATGCCTTTTGCCGCTGTGGTGATTCCAGTGGCGCTTCTACTGATGCCGTCCAATGCGGCTGGCAATGCTTTGAAGCCGGCGGATACCGCGCCGATGCCTTTGCTGGCGAGGACGAACGCGATGATTCCCTTGGCCAGCGGGATGATGGCGTCCGCGTGGCCCGACACGTAGTCAAGAAGACCTGACACGGCATGCAGGAGCGTTTTGAATCCGTCAGCGATTGCGGGCAATTGTCCTTTCGCCTGATTGTAGAGTTCGGAGAGCGGTCCGGAGATGACGTTCCAGACGGCTCCGGCAGCTCCCGACAGGGATGAGCCGAGTTCCTTCAGATCGTCCTTGAGGGAAGCGAGATAGGAGGCGAACTGCTGGACGGTCTGGCTTTTGCCGAGCTTGTCGAAAAAGGTGGTGACCGTGGGGATGGCCTGTTCCAATCCCTTCTGCAATCCCACGCCGACCTTCTCCAAAGTCGGGGACACCGCCGCAGTGAACGCGTCGATGAGCGGAATGGCCTGGTTGAACAGTCCGCGCAGTCCGTTGAGGACGGGCGTGGCTGCGGTCTCGCCGAGTCGGCTCAACGCGGCCTTCACGTTCGCCAGAGCGCCGGCGAACGTCGTTCCGGCGCTTTGTGCGGCGCCGCCTAGGCCTTCCTGCATGGCGTCGGCGAAGGTCTGGAAGTCGATCTTGCCGTCCGAGACCATGTCGGACACTTCGGCGCTGGTCTTGTTCAGGTGCTTGCCGAGCATCTGGAGGACCGGGATGCCGCTCGACATGAGCTGGAGCATGTCGTCGCCCTGGAGTTTTCCTCGGGCGGCGACCGATCCGAAGATAGTGCCGATGTCGGTCAGGCTGCGGCCGCTGATCTGCGCGGTGTCCGCCACCGTCTTCAGGACCTTGGTGAGCTGTCCGCCCTCCTTGACGCCGGAGGCCGAGAGGCTGGCCGCGACGGTGGCGGCGTCGCCCAGTCCGAACGCGGTGCCCTTGACGGATGCGAGGGCGTCGTTCATGATCTCGGTGACGCTTGCGCTGTCGTGGCCGAGGCCCTTGAGCTTGGCCTGCGCGTTCTCGATGTTGAGGGCGCGCGTGAAGCCGCCCTTGGCGGCCAGTGCGGTGATGCCTCCGGTGATGGTGGCGATCGCGCCTGTGCCGACCTTGCCGATCTTGCCGAACGCGCCGCCGATCTTCGAGATGAGGGTGTTGGAGCCTTTCCTAGAGGCTTTGCTGACGGCGTCGCCGATGTCGCCTTCGATGCTTTTGCCGAATCCTTTGCCGGATGGTTCGACGTGGACGTATACGACGCCGATGTCCTGTGCTGCCATCGTGTTTCCTTATTCGTATGTTGGGATTCCGATGGCGGTCGGGATCAGAGGTCGTCGTTGATGTGGAAGTAGGCTTTGAGCCGTTCCCTGTCCTCGCGCTGCCGACGGGTGAGGCTGTGCGTCGGTGTCGGCTGGCGGAGGGGATCGTGCCCGTGGTCGAACCATGGTCGTTTCTTTTGCTCAGGAGCGGTCAGCCATGCGGCCTGTTCGGCTCCGTCGGGCACGTAGACGGCGTTCTGCAATGCCATCCACGAGTGGCTCGTGTGGTCTTTGAGAATCTCGCGGGTCAATGCCCATGCGAGTCCCCAGTCGGTTCGCGGGCGGGCTCCCGCGAACCATTCCTGGAAGCGTACGGGCCTGTAGACCTGCCCGTACGCTCGGATCCAGTCGTAGGCTAGTGCCGCGCGATTGTTGTTCCAGAGGTGGGCGAGGTAAACGCTTTTGGGTCCAGTCCGGATTCGTCGGCCCACGCCTTCACCGTGGCGGTGAGGTAGGCAATCGGACGTTCCGTCTTGCGCAGCACGTTCCAGAAGTTCGGCTTCATCGCCTGGAAGTACGCGAGGAACGCGGCCATGCACGCGCTGGTCTCCTCGTCGGAGAGCGTCGGCCTGCTCTTGACCAGGAGGATGGCCTGCACGAGTTCGATGGGCAGTTCCGCGTTGTTGAGGTTCGGCAGGTCGAGTTTCGCTCCGGCGACCTCGAGGTGCACGTCGGGCTTGAGCTCCTCCGCGTCGGTAAGGTCCACGTCCACGACATGGTAGGTGTTGTCGCTCATTTCGTCTCCGTTTCATGGTTATCGGCGGTTATGGGTAATGGTCCCGTGCGGTCGACCGCCATCGGCCGCACGGGAAGAATCAATGGGTCACTTGCCGTCTTCGGTGACGAGGCCCCACGCGTGGAACTGTTCGCCGTTAGTGCCCTTGAGCATCTTGAACGTCATGCTGAAGTTCATGATCTCGCTGGATTTCAGGCTCACGTCGTCACGGTCGGACACCTTCGAGTTGGTGCCGTACAGGAGGAAGGGGCGGTCCCGCTGGTCGAGCGCGACCAATACGAGGATCCATTCCTTCTTCAGTCCGGCTCCCTTGATGCTGATGCCGCCGTCGGATTCCACGTCCACGTCGAAGTAGGCCGACACCACATCCTTGCGGCCCTCCATCGCGGCGAGCTGGAGCGTCCAGTAGCCCGGATCCGTGTCGGACAGGACGATGTCGCCGTTGTGCGCCTTGTAGTCGGTGCTGTCGCCCGGCTCCGGATGCAGGACGGCGCCGTCCTCCGTGGAATAGCCGATCGGCTTCTTGCTTGCCGGCGGGGTCCAGTCCACGCCGGTCGGAGCCACGAACGTGCTGTCGCCCTTGGGGAACAGGAACAGCGCGTAGTTCTTGATCAGACGCACGTTGCCTGCGGCGTTGCCGCTGGACACGTACCCGTAGTCGGTCGCGCCCTGCGCGGCGACGGTGGTTTTTTCGTTGTTGTCAGACATTCGTCTGCACCTTTCCGTTCTTCGCGTGTGGCGGCACGTTGTCTTTGGTTGTGTTTCAGTTGACGGTGACCTCGAGCAGGAGCACGCCATACGCGCACACCAGCCTCTTGTCCTCGTCAGTCATGCGTACCGGCCCGGATTCCAGTGACGCGCTGATGAGCGGCGCGACGGTTCCAAGCCCGATGATCTCCCTCGCGATGTCGGCCCACACGCGGGCGGCCTTGTCCCAGTCGCCCGTATGATCCTCTTTCATGCAGCGCACGCCCAGCCGCAGCCGCACGTACTGCGAGATGGGAGTGCTCATGCCCTGCATGGAGTCGGCCAACGTGGCTTCGGTGAAGGGAGGTTCGAGGTCGCTTCGTTCGATCGTGTCGAACGTCACGTCCGGGAACAGTGTCCTCAGTTTGGGCAGGAGCAGCGGCTCCGTGCGCCGCGGGGTGACGGGGATGCTCATACGCGCATCCTCCCGAGCGCGTCCTCCAACGTGCCGTGCGCCTTCTCCACGGGTGCGGGGCAGAGGATGGCCACGCCATTGCGGTTCGCGCCGTTATGGTCGCGAACCATGCAGCGGCTGTCGGTGACGGCCTCGTGGGCCGCGTCGCGCATGCGGTCACGCAGGGTCTCGTTCTTCAGCACCTGCTGGCTGAACGCCTTGCGGTTGAACACGAATCTGCATCGTTTGGCCATAGGTTATCCTTTTCGTTCTCCGACGGTGATGACGTCGCCGATGTGGCGTCCGTGGGTGTTGTTCCATACTTGCGGTTTGCCTTTGACTGGCAGAAGGACGCCTCTGACTTTGATCAGGTCGACTGGCTGGATGCCTGTCGGTTGGCTGCCGCGGATGTGGATCGTGTATTCGATGGTCAGTGGATTGGCGTTCTCCTCGACCTGGTCGGTGGTGGAGGTTGGGGCTACCACCGCCTGGAACGTGCCGACGCGGGCGGGTTCGCCTTGGATTGGATTGCCGTCCGTGTCGGTCGTGGGTTGGCCGCGCCATACTTCGATGGTTTCCATCAGGACACCTCACCTGTGGCCATGTCGACGCTGAACGCGCGTTGGGCGTTGATGCCGAGGATGCGTTTCTCGTCGTCGCGCAGCCACAGGTCGCCGGTTGGTGCTCCGAAACTGTATTGTTCGCTGAAGCTGCCGGTGGTCTGGTTCATCTGGGTGACGCCGCCGGGAATGCCGTACGGGTCGGCCTGCATGATCCTGCGGACGATGTCGCATGTGATCTTCGTCAGCAGGCGTGGCCGTTCTTCGAGGAGCCGCTGCCAGTTCGGGGAGCGTTCCTTGATGTAGTCGGTCACGTCCGCGAGATGCGTGTCGGCCTTCTCACGTTCCTCGTCGGTGAGTTTGTGCCACCTCTGTTCGAGGTCGACGGAGGTGGCGAACACGTCTGGTTCGTCCGTCATGGTCACTTCTTTTCCGGCAGCTTGATCACCCCGGAGGCCGCGAGGCCGGTGATAGTGTCATCGAACTGTTTCGCCAAAGTATTGAAAGCCGTGACGAGCTTGTCGAATTCATCCTTGGTCGGAGCGGCTGCGGCGGCCTTGACGATGTTGCCGTCAACGTTGCCAATCGTCTGTTCGGGCGCGAACTGCTTGATGCCGCCGAGGGTGTCCCTGCCGGCCTCCGGCAGTTCGTAGGCACCGGAACCGGCGGAGAAGGCGGTGCCGTCAGTGTTGACAAGCCGCACCTGCGCGTCCAACGGGCCGACAGTGTGCTTTTCCTCGCCTGCAGGGTTGATCACAAGCGTCTGGATGGGGAAACTCATCGTTCACCTCACTTGGTCTTGAGCACGGCGAACGCGTGCGGGTCGATGACGGCGAACGCGTACATCGCTTCGGTACGGTATGCGATCTGGTTGTGGGCCTTCAGGTCCACGCCGGTCTGGTCCGGGTCGCCGTAGGCGATAATCTCGCTGGTCAGGTCGCGGACCATGCCCCACTTGATGAGGCTGAAGTCTCCCATGAACGCGAGCACCTTCGTCGGGGTCTTAGCCAGTCGCCCGTTGACGGTGCCGGAGGTCGCGGCGGTGATGCCGTCCAGGCTGCCGGCCTGCAGGTTCAGCGGGATCTCCGGGTAGAAGCGCATGCCGGTGGAGGGCACGCGCAGCTTGCGCAGACGGGACGCCCACGTCTTGGACAATGCCACGCCGTTGATGTCGTAGGAGTCGTTCAGCGCATCGGCCAGGGCGTCCACGTTGCTGATGTCGTCATCGCCGGCGGTCACCTGCACGGCGGACGTGCTCAACGGGTTGAATCCGGAAAGCGCGGTGCCAGCCTTCGGGTTGATCGCATGGTAGATCACGTAGTCGAGCGCACGACCCAAAGCGGCTGCCTGATCCGCTTGGATGCTGCGGATGATCTGCAGCTGGTTGTCCTCGTCCGCCCACTGGAGTTCGCTGGTGACGCGGGTGGTGGTCTGCACCTTGAAGCGTTTCGCCACGACGGAATCCACGGTCTGCTCGTAACTGTTCTTGACCGCGCCTTCGGCCACGACCTCGGCTTCGCTCTTGCCGTTGAACACGAGGTAGTCGGCGTCGGAGAAGATCTGCGGCGTGCTGGGGCTCAGGAACGCGATGGTGCTGGTGTCCTTGGCCTTGTTCACGATTTCGGTGGCCACGCTCACTGGGAGCTTGATCTGGTCTGTTTTCATCGCCATGATGGCTTGTCCTTTCAGTCGTTATCTGCCGAGGAGCTGATGGATGTACGAGAGCTCTTCGGCGTCCTTGTTGTTCTGGTGCGAAGGAGAGCCTGTCTGGTTCTTCACCCTCGGCGGCTTGGATGCTGGATGCAATGCCGCTCGCAGGAGGTCCGCATGCGCTTCGAGTTCCTCTTTGCTGCCGCCGCGGAGCAGTTCGGCCGGAACGTCCTTGTCTTTGGCGACTTCGGACACCCATTCGGCGTGCTGTTTCTCGGCCGCGGCATCGTCGATCTGCTTGCGCAGGGCGGCGTTCGATTCCTTAAGCTTGTCGATTTCGCTCTTTCCGGCGTTCTCCATCTCGTCGAGTTTCATGGCTTTTGATTTGAGCTCGTCGTAGTCCTTGTACTTGCCGCGCTCCTTCGCCAACCTTTTCTCGACGATCTGGTCGACCTGTTCCTGGGTGAACGATTTCGGCTCGCCGCCGTCGCCACTATCGCCGGAACCGCCCTCGTCCCCGCCGCCGTCGATGAGACGGATACGGGCCGGGAATCGGAATCTGTTGAACATGCTGTGCTCCTTCTTGCTGTTTCCCGTGGATTCGAGTTCGACCGCGCCACGGTGCGCTGTATGGTCCTCCCACGCGATGCGGCGCATGGTCGCCGCCAACCGGACCGGCTGGTCGAGTGGTGGATGCGGGATTCGCACCCGCGTGGCAAAATGCGCCCGATTTACAGTCGGGTCCGTTCGTCTACTCCGGCAATCCACCAAAAGGTGATAGAATGGATATGTAAGCGCCCTTGTTACCGCCCTTTTTGGTAGTTTCAGCGGCGCTTACTTGATTCTCAGCAACTGTCCTTTTTTGTTCAGGATGTATACGATCCCATTCTTGAAACGATGACTTTTCATGATGTTTCCGATGAGTTCCTCATCGCTCATGTTGTCGTTTTCGGAATTGTCGATGATCAGCCGTCTGCAATCCGGCTTTTTTGACGCGCTGCCCATATATCCGTCGATAGTGCGGAATTTGTCTGCTGATTGAGGCGTCTTGAGCTCGATGCCGCCTTCCAAATCAGACAAGCCGATCAGGAGCATACGCCCAGTGTCTGGATCCTTCGCTTCACGATGGTCGATCTGAAAGGCCGGGACGATTCCATGTCTGCGCAGTCTCTGGGCCGTTCGTATCTCCTGCGGTCTTACCTGCTCGGTTTCCTCACGCATCCCATCACTTGGGAAGCTGATCGGTGGCTCTGCGCCGCTGTGGAGCCATTCTCGGTCGCGCCAGCGCATCTCGGCGAGTATCTGGTTGCGTTTCCAGTTGCCGAACTTCTGGCCCGGCGAACTGCGGGTTCTCAGGTATTCGTCGTGGGTAAGACGATGCTCGATGGCCGTCTTGCATTGTTCCCAGCGTTCACTCATGCCGTCGGGGTCGAAGCCTTTGAGCTTCTGCCTTCCCCAGCTGCTGATGACATCACAGTGACAGTGGCCATTGTGGAAGGTGGGGCCGAAGTCGGCCGTCTCTTCACTGAGGTATTCGAAGCCACGGGTGGCGAGCATGACGCAGAACGCGCATGGATCGCTGCCTCGTGGCACGCGCGCCCATTTTGGTTTTGTGGGGTCGGCATGCATGTCACGCATGGTCATAAGCCTGGCGGATGTGCTGACCATGTCACCAATGAGCTGCTGCCAGTCATCGATGGTCTTCAACTCCGGCCACAGACTGTCCACGCTCAATCCGGCATTGCTGCGTCCGGCGACGAGGTCGGAGTAGTTGAGACCATTCCAGTCAGTTCCGGAGAAACCGCCGTTCATGCGGTAGAGGACTTCGCTTGGATCAAGCAAATCCGGGTGTTCGAACTCCGGCAGATCCACTCCTGACTGCTCGGCCCATATAGCGCGTAGCTGGCTGAAATAATCGTCAGCCAGCTGCGCGGACTGTCTCGAGTAGTCCTCGACCACATCGCGCATGAACAACGGGTTGGAGCGGTACTGCGCCTCGATAGCGTCAGCCGCTTCGTCTGCCAATGCATCAAGGTCGGCGACGTATCCCGCATAGGCTTGGTCAAGCAGCCGTTGAAGATCTCTCCTGTTCGTCTCCGGTATGTTCAGGCTGTTGAGTTCCATCCTGAACCTCCTCGCCGCCGGCCGATGCCAGGCGAGCCTTTAGCTGATCGATCTGTTCCTTAGCGCGCTGGCGTTGCTGGTCGGCGCGTAAGCGGGTGATTTCCTCACGGCTCAGGCCGAGTCGTTCGAGTCCGACGTCGGAGTCGGCGTAGCCGGTGACCTTGTCGGCGATCTTCGTGAACGCGTCGGCGCGCGCCGCGTCGGAGATCTCCTTCGTGGGGGCCCATACCGGGTGTACGTCGCGCATGGAGTCGGGTATCGAGTTCGTGCCTTCGCGCAGTGCCACGGCGATGCCCATGGCGCGTTTGAGTTCGCGTCCGAAGGCCACGTTCTGCTTGTCGGCGATGCGGGTCAGGCGTCGTTCCGCTGATGCCATCGCCTCGGCACTGGTCGGATTGTCCAGTGTGATGCCCAGGTAGTCGACCGGCACGCGGGTCTGCGAGGCGACGAGCATGGCCATGGTCTTGAGCATGTCCGAATGGGGTGCCATGGACGCCTGCTGCACCTGCTGTAGTTGGGGCAGGTTGCCGTCCTCGTCGGCGCTGATGGCGTTGATCGCCTGGATGAGGCTCTTCCACGTGTTGCTGCTGAACGCGTCCTTGTTCGCGCCGATGAACCAGAGTTTGGGAACGGAGTAGAATTCGGCCGATGCCTCCATGCGGACCATGGTGCGGAATCCGGCGTCCACGAGGCTCATGAGCGAACGGCTGATGCGGCTGTGGCCGAACGGCCGGTCCATCTGCCTGTCATAGGCGAGCGAGACGACCGTCGGCTGATCGAAGTTCGTTTCGATTTTCTCCGCACGCCATGGCATCAGGTGGCCGGAGCATTCGTAGACCTTGCCTGGAAGCCACACGTTGAACGCGCATATCCGCCCGTCCTTATCGTCCTCGGTGATGGTCAACGCGGCGGCCAGACGATGGTTGCGCCGGTCCCAGATTCCCGCGGACCAGTCGGCGGAACGGGGGATCATGCTGATGCGGTCCGGATCCTCCGGGTCTGCGGCGATGGTCAGGAAGCTGCATGAGTGCTTGTATGAGGATACGATCAGTTCGGATGCGGTGACGTCCAGCTGGTTGTCCTCGAACAGGTCGTTGATGCCCATCGTGTCGTCGCCGGAGATGCTGAATCCTTCCAGGTCGCTCAGGTCGCTCAACGATCGGACGGCGAGTTCGGGCCATCCGATCATCGCCTCGACCTTGTTCTTGATCTGGTCGGGGATGGAGATGCCGAAGTCCTTGAATCGTTCCTTGCAGTCGTAGTAGGCTCCGCGGATCAGGTTGCGCGGGTATTTCTCGCGCCAGACGTGCAGCAGTTCGTGGATGATGGGCATGTCCTCGTCGTCGACGCCGCGGATGGTGCCGACGTTGCCGCTCGCTGTGTCGAGGTAGCTGCTGCCGGTGAATTTCGGCGCTGTGCTGATTGTGGTGCCGTCGGCCATGTAGAACACCATCAGACCATCACCTCCTGTCGTCTTCCGGGGTGCCGTTTCGTGGTGAACGCGCCGTACAGGGCGAGTGTGGTGGATACGAGCGGCGTTATGTCGATATCCGATCCGAGCTTGTTCCAGGCGATTGCGCCGGACTGCCCCAATGGGCGCGTGGTCGCGCCTTTGACGGCGGTGGCCAATTGCGGCTGGTATTCGTCCGGCGGGTGCTTGAGCGTTCCGGCCTTGAGCATGTCGAGGAACCGGCCGCATGCGCGGCCCATCTCCTGCATGTTCGTGACCGTGACCTTCACGTGCGCGGCTTTCAGGTCGGGCAGCAGGCTCATTGCCGGGGACTGCGCGTCGATGACCACGCTGGCGGTCTTGTGCCAGCGTTCGGCGAGCCAGTCAACGGCCCACATGGTGCCAGCCTGCCGCGCGTCCTTGATGTTCGCCATCTGGATGACGGCCGAACCGTCCTTGTACCGCGATGCGGCGCCGATGGTCAGCACGCTCCTGTCGGGCGGCATGTCGAGGCCGAAGCTCACCGTGCCGCCTTCGGGCACGTCATCGACGGCCGCGGCCTTCCACTGGTCGGGGTCGATGGCGTATGCGGTGACAGTCTCGTCCCAGATGCCGAGCGCCTCGCGGCGGAACGAATCGTCGGACAGGTTGTTGCGCATGCGCATGATTGCCTGTTCACTGGTACGTCTCGGATAGCTGGGATTCGCTTTAGCCCACTGTTCGCGGTCGTCCGGATCCGCGTCCTTGTCGGCGGCAAGCTCCACGTAGAGGAGGTTCCCGTCATGGTTCAGCGCGTGCATGCGCTTCTCCGTGAACGCCTCGCACTGGTCTCCCGGCTTGGGTGGATTGCCCATGTACACGACCAACGGGTTCGGGCTCGTGTTCAGGACGGGGATCATGTTGTCCATCGCGCGCACGGTGAGGATCTGCGCTTCGTCGAAAACGGCCACGTCCACGCTGTGCAGGCCTCGGCCGAAACCGTTCTCTCGGGCGCCGAACATGATGCGGCTGCCGGACGTGAACGTGATCTCCTGTTGGCCGTTCGCCCTGCGAATGCGTTCCACGTACCTGCCGAGCATCGGGTTGTGTTCCATCTCGCACATGTCCGCGAACGTCTCGTCGCTGGTGCGCGTGTGGTGGGCGGTCCAGATGGCCTTCAGGTTCGGCGTGAGTATCGCCTTGAGGAACAGCGCGGTGCCGACGGTGAAGGTCTTGCCGATCTGCCTGCAGCTGGACAGCACGGCGCCGTCCGCGCCACACGCGTACTTGCCTTCCGTGTTCTTGGCGAACAGAAGCCACAAGAAACCCTGCTGCCACAAGTCGAAACGGATGCCGGCCTTGCGCGCGGCTTTGTTGATTCGCGTGAACTCGCTGCCGACGATGCCTTCCGGCTGGCGGAGGACCTTGGCGATTTCAGACAATCGACGCTCCGACATCGTCCGTCACCTCGTCTTCCTCATCGTCCAGCAGGTCGGTCAGACCTCCGCCTTGGAGTGATTCGATGCGTTCGCATACATCGATGAGCTGGCGGCTGATCGCGGCCAGTGCGTTTGCCGGTGTGGACGTGTCGTCCATAGCCTTCTGCAGTCGGTCGCGGTTGGCGCGCAGCATGTCCAGCATGCTGCCGTCCATCATTCTCTCGAAACTCCGCTGGTCGAGGTCCTGCTCCGGCTTCTGTTTCGTTTCCACGACTTTGACGGGTGGCTTACTGTTCCAGTCCTGTGCGGGCCTGTTCTTTTTCCGACGATAATCGGCTTTCTGACGGCAGGATTTGGAGCAGTACCGTTGCGGCCGCCCGTGGCCGGAAGGCCGGAATTCCTTGCCGCAGAGTTCGCACTTCATGGCGTCCACCTCCGCTTTCCGACCTTTCGTCGTTTCCCCTGTTTCCGACGTTTGAATTCCGGGGGAAATATCGGCACTGCACCCGAGGCGACCGGAAGGGGGTGTACCCGGGGTCCCCGCCCTGGTCATCGGAGACTAGATGCCAAACGTTTTGAACGGCATCGAACTTGATTTCACTTCCTGTCTGCCAGCCAGCAGCGCTCGTGCGTGTTCGTCTGTCTTGTCGCTCTTCATCCTGTTGCATCTGCGGTGCGTGAGCCTGCAGTTAGTGAAGCTGTATGGATCGCCACCGCGTGAGACCGGTACGAGCTCGTCGACTTCGGCGCTCATCGGATGTGGTGTCTTCAATGTCTTGTCGACTGGCTTGCCGCAGATGGCACACACGTCGTATGCGGCCAGCACTCTTGCCCTGAGCTGTCTGCGCCGCCAGCCGTTGCTGACGCGCTCGTTGCGCCGCTTGCTCATGTGGCCTCCAACGTGTATGGGCCCCGGGGTGCCGTGGATTTATCAATGATTATCTTCGCCGTTGGTTTGCTGGAATGCCGGTATAGGGGCTCCCATATATGGACACTCCCGTGTCTTGTAGGGGCTCCACATCATCTGCGAATACCCCTACCCCGGGTTTGTTTCATGGGTGCCTTCGGCGGGATTCGAACCCGCGTCTACACGCGGCCACAAGGAAGAGAATCCAATAAAGACTCGCGGCCGGTACGATCTACCACTGATTCCTACGAAGGCATTCGGACAGGCGGATTTGAGCTTCACCGCATCACGGAAGCACGGGATTGGCTTGCCTGCCACATTGGGGTATGTCCACTCTGACGGGAGTGGGCGGAGCGTGTCCGATATGCCGTTCGGACAGGACGGGACTGCAACCCAAGTGAATCAGGAGAATCCATTGGAGGATATAAGTGAGGGTCCAAACCGTGTGTATCGGTTTGGACCCTCTAATCCACTGACAATTGTGCGTTGCACTTTCGATTTTGTCAAATCGAATCGCGTCGCAACACCTGCCGATGCACATCCGAAAGCCGGTACAATGGCCGCCCCTTCTCGTTCTCACCGGCCGGCTGAAGCCTGCCACGCTTACGCCACGAGCGAATCGTGTTCGCATTGCACTGGAACCCGCATTCGCGCAGCAGCTCCGCGCACTCCCCCGCCGTGAACGCCCTGCCTGATTCGATGCACTCCCGCAGGAACCCCAATCGCACGTCGACCACGCGGTAAGTGTTGCCGCACACCGGACAGTCAACGCTTACCGCGCCGATTTCGGCGGTCAGCTCCACGCCGCACAGAGGATTCAGGCACCTGCCGATGCCATGCCTGGATGGTGGCACGTCGATGATGCTCATCGTCTTGCGCACCAATCGCTCCCAGTCGTGCCATATCAAACCGATGTCCGGCAATCGTGAAAGACGATTGCAATCCGCGCAGACGCTCAGGCACTTCGATGCGGACGGATGAATCCTGCTATCGGCCCATGGCATGGCCGGCGGAGCATACAACCGCCGCCAAAGAGCGACGGCCAAATCATCGATCTCCTGCAGATGGTCGATCACAGACAACCTGACCGGCGTCGGAGCCGAAGCCAAATTGGTCCGGCCCGGCTGATGGCCACCATAATGTGCGGTGCTGTCCAGGAACTCACGTAGGGCATGAATCCGTGACGGATAGTCGCGGAGCCATCCCCTAATGCCGGCCTCGCACTTGTCGCACATCGTATTGCGAAGATTGCACTCCCCGCCGCACACTTGGCACATGCCGGCGAGCGCTGGCTTGTTTTGGTTGGTTTGTGTTGGTTGTGTCTGGTTTGGTGTTGGTTGGGATTCGTTGGTTGGTTCGTTCATTTGTTCGATTCCCTCCGGCGGGTGTAGTCTGGTTTGTGGTGATACCAGGAGCCCGGCCGGAAGGTCGGGTTTCTTGTTATTCGCGGGTGTGTTGGATGATCGCTTTGATTTCCTCTTTGGGGATTTGAGGAACCAGTGGCGAGATCTCATCGAGGCTGTATCCGGCCTGATGCCATTTGATGATCATGTCCATGAGGGTTTTCTTCACTTTCATTTCGTTTCCCTTCGTATTTGCTGGATGATCGTCTCGTATGGTTTGCGGTGGAAGATGCGTATCCACCATTCGGGGCGGCGGCCCCATATGGTTTTGACTTCGGTGAGGGGAAACCATGATACGTACCATTTTTGGCAATTTCCGCAGTACAGCACCTCGCCTTCCTCCTTCGGTCTGGGATGCTCATGGTCGAACGCTGGCAGCCTTGGCACCAAATAACTTCGATTGCTCATTTTGTGTCCTTGATTGGGATGCGTTTCATTCCTTCGCCGCCTTCATTTCTTGGACTTCACCGTCGAAAAAATCGATGATGAGATTGCAGATGGCGACCGCCGACGTTTTGAGCTGGGTTTTTTCCTCTTCGTTTTCGGCTTTGATGGCGAAAACGCCATCCTTGCTGTTGAAATCGAGTCTCATTTCGTGTCCTTCGTGGTTGGGCGGACGGTGAATGCGACGAGTCCGGTCTCGGCATGGAACACCTTGGCCGGCTCGCCAGTCCTCAAGGACATGGCCTGCGCGTAGTCGCCGGCATCGTCGATGTTCTCGAACGTTCTGACGCCTTCCGTGGTGACGACGTTGTAGCTCATCTTGCCGGCTCCTTGTCCGCGCCGCTCACATGGCTCCAGTCGCATGACAGGCCGCCCTGCTTGTAGCCCGAGTAGACGACGCAGTCCACTTTCCTCGTGTCGGTCAGGGTGATGACGCATTCCGTGAATACGTCGGCCCCGGCGGAGCACTGCGATTCGATGGACCGGACCGCATGCGCTGGCGTGGAAGGCTCCGACGCGCTTCCGCATCCGGCGAGCGCCATGCATATGACGGTGATGGCGAGTGTGATGCGTGTTGTTTTTCTCATTTTGTTTCCTCCTGGTGTTTGCGCCATTCGCCGTTGGCGTATCTGTTCCATCCGCGGATCGCGGTTTTGATGCTGTCGTCCGGTGTTTTGATCCAGATGGCGTTCGGACATCCGCGGCATTTGGCTATCCATACGTAATGCGCCGTGGTTCCGATGATGCTGGCGTATGGTTCGATGCTTGGCTTCCTCGTGCCGCAGTAGGGGCATGGACTGGTCCTATGCCATTTCCTGGCATGTGATGTGGTGTTTTTCATGGTTTGCCTTCCGTGATGACGACGGCGCGGATGCCGTCCGAGGTTTTGTTCGTGTGATGGCGTAGGTCGCAGTCGATGACGTGCAGGCCGATGCCCCGGTATTTCAGGACCGCGTGGACCGGACTCAACCGGATTAGATCCAATGGGCCGTCCAACGTGACATCCATGCCGGTGAGCGCGATGCATCGCCGGCCGATCAGGTCGGCGGGATTCCGGTACCGCCACGCCATATGCGTCTGGACCGTCATGGCCGGCCTCCGATCCAAGCGACCAGGACGGCCGCGCACAGGAGCATCATGGAGACCACGGTCATCACCATGCTCCCTTCAGAAGCTTGCGGTACCACTTGTAGTCGTTGATGTCGCGTCGGATGCAGTCGCGTACCCTGTGCGTGCCACGATGTCCCTTGTACGGATCCTCGGGACAGTCGATGAACCTCAAATACCGGCGGAGCGTGGTCAGGTCGAACTTGCGGTAGGACAGCCACCTGTCCGGGTTCAGGTCGAGACGTTTCAGGAAGTCGATGTCGAAGTCCACGTTCGTTCCGGCTGGAACCAAGGTGAAGCGTTGCGACAGGGATTCGAGATACTCCTCCACGGCGTTCGCGACCGCTTCCACGCAGTCGTCGTGCGCGGAGCCGTTCAACAGTTCGAACAGCAATCCATTGTCCGTGTGCATCGAGAACGCGACCGGGCTCATGTCCAACAGGTTGAGATAGTCCGGTCTGATGATGCGATGCAGGGATCCATACGAATGTTCGCCCAGCACGTCGGTGCATTCCATGCCGACCTCCAACGGCAGACTGTCATTCCTGTCCGTACCGGTCGTTTCGAAGTCGAGCCAGAGCAGCGCCTCCGGCTTCACGTTCAGGTCTTCGTCCTGTTTCCTCATGATTCTTCCTTCCAATCGCTTTGCCATTCGATGATCTCGATTTGCGTGAGCCGCCGCGCCGTGCCGTCATCCAACAGCCACCACCAGTCGCCGTTCCAGTCGCGTATCGGCGCGTTGAGCGGATCACGCCAGCTCGGGATGATGTAGCCGAACCGTTCCGCCTCCGCCGGATGCGCGTGCGCCCAACCATGGCAGCCGGTCGTGCCGGACCCGCACAGTTCGACGATGTTGCTCGGCAGGTCGCGCATGGCCGGGTTGGCCCGACGGCGCAACTGCCGGTGGTGGCCGCTCCTGCCCGGCCAGACGCTCGGGTCGTGCAGGTTGCGTCCGCAACGCATGCAATGCCAGCCCTGGCGTTGCAAGGCGATGCGTTTCGATTCCTGGAATTGCCGGTCGCTCATCGTTGTTCCCTTCCGATTTGTTCGAGCAGGTTGATGCAGGTCGAGCAGTCGCGTTTGATATCGCGGATGCGGTCAAGGTCCATATCGGCGAGCGCCGGGCCTTTGAGCGCGTCGAGTTCCAATCGGTCCGCGGCTTGGATGGCCGAGGTGAGGATGCCGGCCATGTGTGCGATGGTCATGGCGTTCATGCCGCCGCCTCCTGTTCGAACAATTGTTCGGCCAATACGTCGCCGGGCACGTTCGCGAGCTGACGGCGCAGCATGTCCGGGTCCACCACGCCTTGGTTGAGCAGGTCGGCGACCTTGCATGCGAGCTCCATGTACGTGTCCGTGCCTTCGCAGGCTATCGGGCCGACTACGCGTCTCACCTCTTCGCTGCCCCACGTATACCGTCGGCGAACGTTGGAATCCTTTAGTGTGGCGAATCCGCGTTCCTTGCCTTTGACGAGCCAGTTGCGGTATTTCGCGTTCCAGTCGGCCGAGCGGGCTCCCGAGTCGAGGGCCCTGTCGCGGAATTTGTCGGCCTCGATGCTGCAGTCGATGCCGAGCCGGTCGGCGAGCGCCCGGTGTTCCTCAGAGGGTTTCCAGTCGGCTGGTATTGGGATTGGTTTTCTCGCGCGCGCGTCTCTCTCAATAGTTTTAGGAGTATTAGGAGTATTAATAGTATTGTGTGCATACTGCGTGCACCCCAGATTCACCGCAGATTCACCGCAAGTGCACCCCAGTTGCACATCAGTTTCTTGGGGTGCATGATATGCACCCCTGTTTTTCCCTGTCGGTTTCTGGGGTGCACGGCGTGCACTCCCACGCTTGGGGAAATGCAGGTTATACACCTTCGGACGACGGTTCGGCGCATAATCCTCCACAAGACGTTGGTTGCCATATTCCAGAAAACCCTTCTCACGAAGCGATTTGAGCTTGTTCTTCACGGTGCGGTCCGACATATGCAGCCGTGCCGCGATGGTCTTCGTGCTGCATGCGAACCCTTTGCCGTCATCGCCGGTCCAGTCCGCCACCATCATCGTGATGCGAAGCTCATATGGGTCGAGGTCCCATTCCTGGTACAGCAGCTTCCGCACATTTTCCATACTCATGATTTCTGCTCCTTTTCGACCATCGCGCCCTTGAGTGCCTCGCGTTCCTCCGCACTGGGCTGGTATCCGAGGTGTTCCAATGCGCCGTACCAGACGCACATCTCATCAACGCCGCGCATGGTGCGCCACGCACGCCAATCGGCGTTGTCCTCCTGGCGTGCGGCCAGCACGTCGAGGATCCGCAGCGGCCTGTCCCTCAACACCATGCGGATCTGGTCGAGGTTCTCCTTGCATTCCAACGACCAGTGGTCGCCGTCATGCTCAGTGATCGGCAGATTCCATCCAAAACCGATGAGCGCCTCCACGACACCCTCGCCATGGAGGTGCTGGCCCACGAACATCGAATGCCAGCCGACCGTCTCAGCGAGCGCGAGTTCGCAGATTCCCGCCACTGTCTGTTCGCGGGTGAGCGTGTGGGGGTTGGTTTTCAGCCATGCGAAACGCGTGTCCCTCGCAATCGCCTCGAAGTCCCTAGCCTTGCGGTCGAGTTCCTTCCCCCGTGCCATGATGGCCTGACGTTCGGCTTTCGCGCTCTCAGCCCATTCGAGCTGGTCGAGTGGAATCGGCTCGTACAGGCAGTAGTCGCCGTGGTTCTTGAAGACGCAGAATTCCGGCCACCCATCCTCGCCCGTGAACTGCTTCCAGAACGGATCCCGAGTGGAGGAAATGATGTTATGCCGCCTGTAGCCGCGCGGTTCGAACGTCCAATAGTTCTTCCCGTCCGGGAAGGACTCGACCCTGACACCGGCCTTCGCGAGCGCCTTGTCGGCCTCACCGCACCATTTCGTCTTGTCGCGTTCGCTGACGAGCCTTCGGTACGTCCATTCGAAGTCGGTGGACCGTGCGAGCTCGCGTTGCATGTCCGGGTCGGATTCGAATTCGGCGAGCTTGTCCAACTGGTCGAGCGACAGTTGGCTGAAATCGGCGGACATGTCGCGCGTCTCCTGCGGGATGCGGGCGATCCTCAACCGTCGGCGCACGAACCGGTCGCTGCGTCCCGTCTTCTCGGCCATCTCCTTGACCCGCACGCCCAGGTCGAGAAGCCCTTGGTAGCCGTCGGCCTCCTCCACGGGAGTCAGGTCGGAGCGTTGCGTGTTCTCCACGAGCATGATCTCGCGTTCGCGGCGCGCGTCCATCTCCTCGACGATCGCGGGCACGGTCGAGAGTCCCGCCTGTCTGGCCGCGGCGAGCCTGCGGTGGCCGATCACGACACGGTACTGTTTGTGTCCGCCGATGTCCGTCTCGCCGGTCGGCGTGACCAGCAAAGGCTGTTTGATGCCCTGGCTTCGGATGCTCGACGCCAGTTCTTCCACGTCGCCGACCTGCTTGCGTGGATTATGCGGGTTGGCATGCAGGTCGTCCACTTGCAGATTCTCTATGGTGATACTCATAATTCGTCCTTAGAAATCCGGTTCGGATTCCGGCTTGCCGAAATCACCGAACGATGCCGATTTGTCCTGTGGCTGACCCCACGGGTCGGACGGCGGAAGCGAGGTGCCGGCAGCGGTGGCCCCGCCCGTATAGCCCGCCGGAGCGGAGGACGGATTGCCATACGCTCCAGCCGTGCCACGCTGCGCCTTGGCCACCTGCGCGGTCGCATAGCGCAAGCTCGGCCCGATCTCGTCCACCTGCAATTCCATGGAAGTTCGGCGCTGATGCTGCTCGTCCTCCCATGAATGCTGCGTCAGCCTGCCCTGGGCGATCACACGCATGCCCTTTGCCAGGCTTTGCGCGCAATGTTCGGCCAGATCACCCCACACCGCGCAGCGGAGGAACAACGCATCCCCATCGACCCACTGATTCGACTGCCTGTCGAACGTACGCGGAGTGGACGCGATCGTGAAACCAGCCACGCTCCGACCGTTCTTCGTCGACCTCAACTCAGGATCCGCGGTCAGATTGCCCACCACCGCGACGATCGTCTCACCAGCCATTAGAACCTACCTTTCACGGCGAGAGTCTTGATGATGCGGATGGTCTCGCCACCATCCCTGGTCTTCACCATGTGCGACAACTGAGCCTTCGCGCCCTGATGGAAACTGTCACCAGGCATCACCTCCAACACCGGAGACGCAACCTCGGACACGAACCGGCCCACCAGTCCGTTGAAACGCACGCCCAACGATTCGAGGATCACCAGCTCCTTCCACGCCTCGGTCTCCATCGCTCGACGGCACGCCTCAGCCACCGCCCTGTCGCCACGAGTCATCCCCTCCATGCCGACGTCCATGACCGGAGCGTTCGGACTGAAATGCCAATGTGGCAGAATCTCCTTCATCGGTTCCTCCCTTGACCTTGATTGATATGAGATTGATTGATATGAGCCGGACCGCTGGGCGCCATGACAGCAAAGAAGCACGCCCATCGTTCCCACACCACCAAGAAAGCTGAACGAAGCGGGGATGCGGGCGGCGTTGACGGTCCGGCCAAGCGCCGGGGCGACGGGATTCGAACCCACAGCGGACGGCGCGACAGCGGAAGACGTGAGAGTGAATGCGTGAAATGCAATGTGAGATGAAGGGACCCACGCCTCCGCCATCCGTCCGCGTCCTTGTACGCCGGCTGATACGGTCAGACGTCGCCATCCACGTCATCGCGCGGAGCGAACCTGACCGTCAGCCACAGGGCCGTGGCCAGATACACGCCCTCAACCACAAGCGCGCCCGTCAGACCGCCGCCATGCCAGGTGAGCATGAGCGTCACGCTCACGACCAAACCGACCACGGCGGCCGCGAACTTCACACGACGCAGCGTGTAGTTCGGCCTCCCCTTTTCGAACCTGTCCTCAATGCGATAATCGTTGTCCGTCATCTTGCGCCTCCGATGCTTTGAATGAATTTCCTTGCCTGGTCTTTCCCGATGCTCGCCAGCTCCTGGCTTCCGTCGACGTCGAGTGCCATGAGGCTGGCGCCCTTGCCCGTGACGCGAATCGCGTAGCCGGTCAAACCGAACATGATCACCGTGTCCTTCGGCGGTACGGGTGGTGCCAGCAGCGTTTCCGCGTCGATTCTCCTGAGTGTCATCACAGCTCCTTGTTGATCGTGTCGATGATGAGGTCCACGAGACCGGTGACGTCGAGGTCGATGTAGCCGACGATGTGGCCGAGCGACCTCATGGCCTCCGCATCCACGTCCTTGAATGGGTGGACTATTTCGCCCTGGGTCTCGAACTCGTCGAACACTGCCTGCACGCAGGCCTTGCGAATCGTTTTCATGCCGACTCCTTTCCCTCGTATTCACATGTGCTCTGGTAGAGGTGTTCCTTGAAGTAGGCGATCATCGGCTCCTTCGGATACATGACGGTCCGTCCGACCTTCACGAACTTCGGACCGATTCCCGCACCACGCCAGTACGCCAAGGTGCCCTCCTTGATGCCGCAACGGTCCGCGATATCCTTCGTCGTGTTCATCGGTTTCAGGACCTCAGCGAGCGCAGCGAACGTCGTATCGTCTTCCATCACGCGCCTCCTTTGCGTGTGTAATGCCGGGCGGCGTTAGGAGAACCGCCCGGCCCCCTCCTAAAATCGGTGTCATCCCGCATTTCCGACGTGCGGGCCGAACAGTTAGGAGAAGAATCAATGGATGGATCCGTATTGGCCGCATGGGCCGGTGCCGCGGCCTCGCTGTTTGGCGCCGGATTGACCGTTTGGTGGCCATGGCATAACAGGCCGCAGGCGGACTGGACCCTGCTGGAACACTCGACGAATCCTGAATTACCGATTTCCTCAACGGTGCCCGGATTTTCTGACTGGTTGGAGTCTCGAGACGAGGCCGAGCCGGATTCCGTCTGCTCCGTGTACAATTCCGGTGACGGCGACGCGTACGACGTCTCAATCGAGGGGATTGGATGCAAGGCGTATTTCCTGCTCCTGAGACCCATCGGCGACAACACCGAGTTCATGACTCCGAGCAGCATCGCGCAATTCAAAGCGGCCGACCGCGCGTATATCATCATGCACGCCGATGAGAAAGCCGATGTCATAGCGATACGCCTCCATTGGACGAAGCAGCCGACGCATTTGATGCGCCGCGTGTTCCGTTCCTATTCGATTCATGGGTCGCTCCCGGAACAGCCGCGTCATCCGATACCGGAAACGAGACGGCATTTGCCAACTCTGACGAGATACCGGTTCGAACATTCGAGACTGGGATTATGGTTATTTGCACATCCCCGACTGCATCCGCTTTCCCGGACTCTTGACACTCCCCCAACGACAGGATCCAACCGATCGGATCAAGATCGACGAGGATCCGAAGCAAAGCCAGGGAAAGACTGAACAAGCCAGCAGTAAGCGATATGCATGCCGGCAGCCATGTCTCACTCATCACGCACCCGCTTCCTGTGTTGGTTTCGCGAGGAACAGTTTGGCGAAATACGTCTGCCCCTTGCCGGTCATCTTCGGCGTCTTGTTGATCGTGGTGTGCCCGTCCGAGTGGCTGATGGTCGTCTCCTTGATCTCGAACAGGTGAAGGTCCATCGCCTTCTGTGTAGGCATGTTCCAACTGGAACCCTTGGCCTTGATGAGCCATCCATGCTCGCGAAGCCAGGCGAACAGGCGCCGTGGGCCGATGTCGATGCCGTTGCCTTTCAGGATCTTCGCGAAATCGCCCACAAGAATGGACGTCCTCGCGGTTTCGACCGCGTTGGCGAACAGGACCTTGCCTTCCTGGGCTTTGAGCTGTTTGGCTTGTTCGTCGACCTTGGATTGCAGCCATCGCATGCTGGCCAACGCCATCTGTTCCGGTGTCATCCGTTCCTGGCCGGCCATATAGCCGCCGTGCTTGCGGATGGACGGCAGCACCTCATGCGTCACCCAACGCTGGAACTCCTTGGCCTCCGGCTTCCGAGACTTCATCACAAGACGGTAAAGACCAGGCTCGGAGATGATGAGCGGAGCTTTACCGCCATTCTGAGCAATGTGGATACTATCCACATTGGTGATTTCATCAGACTCAAGAATCTTGTGTAAGTCCCTTGTATCTGTCCCGAGGATGTCGCATACGTCCTTGGCGACGAACCAGGGCTCCCCCGCCTTATCGGTCAGGGTACGCAATGGGGCGCCCTTGAAATCGAACTTCTGGATTTCATTGTTCATTGGATTCTCCCTAGAATCGAGTTTGTGAATAGTTTTCTTGAGGATCCGGCAGGCTGGGCTTCGACCATCATCGCCGGGGCGTCTTTGGCGTGGAACGTTCTGCAGCAGTTTCAAATCCACTCCATTCGCCGTAGGGACGATTTGTCCCAAACCGATTTGGAGCCTTTTCTTGATTCCACGTCGAACAGCATCGTGTATTTCCGGCTTGTTGGACCTCTGACGATGTATGACGTCCGAATCCCACCTCAGGCAACGTTCGGAACAAGCCCCTATACGCCGCTGTTGGCCAAGCGGTTGAGACCGAATCAGATCTGCCATACCGGCTTCACCGGCGAGAATGCGGTGCTGCTACTTCCCGATGATTTCGAGATTGAGTGGCGGTCGTCCCACATGTCGCGCAGTCATAAGATTCGTGTATCTCTGACCGAGATAAAGAAGGAGGCGTGGAACCGCAGCTCGAAGAGTGTTCGGCAGATTCGCGAGAGGGCTTCGAGGCCGTAACCAACGGTTCTGCATCAGTCGCGTTCTCGTGGCGATGAGTCAACGAATCGAATATGCCACGCAAGGTCGCACACAAACCGGAATGACGCTTCCTGCGGGCGAGATGCCATCCCGCATCAACGCCAGCGAGATAAAACCACGCATCACCGAAGCTGCATGGGCCGTAACTTGATTCGTCGGTGACCACATCGAAATAGTCGCCCTGCTTCACGTCGTCAATCCAGTATTCGGATGGAAGCACATCAAGGCATGGCCCTCCGTCCGCTTCGATGGCGCGGCATTTCCAGATGAGACGCTTGAAATCGCCAGCGTTCCCCGGCTCTTTCGGAAGGCTCTTGTTCATCCCCGTGCAACCATTGCCGAAGTCGACCCGTTCAAGCGGTTCACCTGGAATCCACTCGCGGACATCGGATCTCTTCATCTTCCTCATTTCGGATTCTCCTTTCGATTCACTCTTCGGCGAGCGCCGCTTGCTTTTTCGAAGCACTCTCATTTGAGGCCCTTCCTGCCGAGTGGGAGAATGAGCAGACCCACGCAAAGAAGGGAGGTGAGAATATGAGCAATGGATCCGATTTCGCGAAGGCGAGCGCCGTGTTCGGGAAGGCCGCCGAAACGTCCGATCCCGACGAGAGGATGAGAGCCCTGTGCCAAGGGCTTTCCCTCCTCGCCAAGGGATTCGATTCGATGGATGCCTCCATGGCATCCGCCGCCTACTGTCTCGACGTGCTCTCGGATAAGTTCTGAACGGAGTTCCTGTATCTCCGTGCTTAGTCGGTCCGCGGCCTGATTGATGTGCTCGAGAATCGAGCCCATGACTTCAGTCGTCATGTCGCGGGCCGACAACTGCCGTCCGACCTCGATGCCGATTCCTCGCAGGTCAAGGCTGGACAGGTGGCTCCTCTTGTCGCCGCCCACTGTTCCGATAACCGTTCGAACTGGTTCCTCGCGGACGGCTTTCCTTATCGCGCCCAGCATCGCCGGGTGCAGGCGTTCGAACTCCTCAACGGAGATCGGGTTCGTGGATTCGTCCGGCGTCTCGGCCGGAATATTGATGCTCAT